GCCGTCAATACCACCCCAGGCCGGATCTGAGTTAAATCCCAGCACGCCGGAAATTCGGTAAACGCCCGTTCTGATGCGCTGAACATCAACGCCTGCGGATTCCGCGTTCAGTTCTGCGCTGCCGTCTCCTGCGACTTTCACGACCGGTGACGCTTTTTTCAGGTACCCGTTACCGTCCACGACAGTGTTGCCCTGGGTATAAAACTCGTATGCCACCGCCCCCATCGACCAGCCGCCAATTTTGAATTTATTGTCGTAGTCCAGACCAACGAGACAACCAAACTGGCCGCCACGTTCGTATGCGATTACTGCTGAAGCACCGTTGATGGCATTGTTACCGATATTGAACGCAGCAGCGTTAGCGGATGTGTAGTTACTGGTATACGCAATTCCCGGCGTGTTACTGGATGACAGCCGCAGAAGCTGAGAGCCTGCTATGTTTGCGTTGCCCAGAACGGGTACATTTCCTGCCGCCGTTCCGCCGTCCCGCGTTGCCACACTGCCAAGCTGAAGCCCGGCGCGCGCTGCCGCCGGTGTTGTGCCCCCCGTTCCGCCCTGCTCAACCGGTACCGCGCCGCTGCTGCCACGCTGCGCCAGTTTTCCGATGGAAGGAATAACGACGGAAACCCCGTTAATGGTCACTGTCACGGTCTGATTTGCTGATGTGCCGGCAAACGCCTCCCACGCATCGCTACTCGCGTCATAGTCTTTAACAAGCTGCGCGATGCTTTGTGCCAGCCCATCAACAGACAGTGCGTCAGTAGTCAGGATGGCGTATTTCGTACCAGCCGCGAGCCAGGGATTTGCGGCAGCGGTGAGGGTCAGGGATGTGGCACTGTTTACGGTCGCAATCTCAAAAATCTGCGGCGGGGATGTCAGGACAAGAAGTGTCTGGCCAGCGCGGACATGACTTGCCGCGGACATGAAATTCGTACCGGTGCCTGTTACACCTGCACCTGCAATCGCAATAGTACCTGCGCTATAAATCATTATTTACTCCGGACATAAAAAACCCGCCGGATGGCGGGTCTGGGTAAGTGTTTTTTGTTAATACATTGAGGGGATGCATGGAACGGGGATGTTTGTCAGGCGCTGACCAACAAGTGCGTATCTGTCAGTCCAGCGCCAGCGCACGCGCCCGCGCCCACATCGAACGGCGTTTCCTGACCTGACGATGCCCGCCAGTTTCATATAATCCCACCCGCCGTTGGTGTTGCTGTCGTAGCCGTAGACGCCCAACATAATCATGCTATCGCCGATGTCCGTCCATGACCATGACGGCGTCCATGTCTTCCGGTTATAGATGAACGGCCGGCTCGTTGTTGAAAACACACACGCACCGTTTTTAATAAAGTTGAGGCCGCGCCCGGGTGATGGCGCAACACCAGACGCAAATATCGCGATTGTTATCGCCACTGTCGCCGGAACGTCCTCGCCGTTCCTGTCCTCAAATGCTGTAACAACGGTGCCGTCGCACTCAACCGTGGCGCTCGGGTGTGACCATTTTCCAAACACCATGTAGTTGGATTTTGGTGCAATCGTGTCAGGCAGAGCCCAGGTCCCGGTGAATGTTACCGAACCACGCCAGACGCAGAACCCGGCCATAGTATTTAAGGCAATGCTCATGAAATCGGTTGAGTCCTGAATCAGCATGCCGCTGCCCGAGCTCGCGGGCAGTATTTGCCAGACAGAAGCATCGAATCCCCTGACAAGCTTATCCCCCTTCGAATCCCAGTAAGTCTGGGTAACCGTCGAGCCTGACTGTGTGAACCCGGTTAAAACACCAACAGAGGGAACAAGTGAGGTCCCGACCGGCGGAGAATATGCAGCGCAGACACGGGGCAGCAAGATAACCTCACTGCCGGGAACGTAATTCGCTATATCCAGCGACAGGGATGTCGATGCTGTTGTCCATTGCCCGCTAAATGTCGGGAATCGCAGACCAGATGTAATTTCCATCCGGGGTCCGCCATCGTTGAGATCTATCAGTAATCCTGCCGGCATCACCACATCCCCAGTCTGATCATGCCGCCACCAGGCAGATTAACGGTTACGCCGTTGCCATCGATGACCACAGTATTATTCGCGCCGTTAAAACTGAAATTGCCCGAAGTGGCGTAAAGATTGCCCCGCACCGTCACATTATTGAGCGTTGCAAATCCCGATTTATTGATATGCCAGCCCACATTACCGGTACCGTCCCAGTCTGCAGACTGGATATAGTTACCGATTTTGGTATTGCTGATGGTGCCGTCCTGAATGAACGTATCCCGGATGAACGTCTGCCCGTTCTGGATCACGAATGGCAGCGTAACAGCCCCGCCAGCCTGAGACATAACCGCAAAGCGGTCCGCCAGAAAAATGACCTGTGACTGCATGCCCGACGGCGTGTTCTGTACCCCTAAACCCATACCAACTGCAATCTGCCTGCCGTTTGTGTCAACGGCAACCTTAATGCTGTACATCGCACTGAGGTTGCCGGCCATATCTGCAGTTGCTTGGGCATTGGTAGTTATGGCCGCGGTCTGGCCGTTTACCGTCACCGTCAGGGAGTTGATTTTCGTGGCTGACGCCTGCGTGAAGTTAGCCAGCGTCTCGGTCAGATCGGTCGCGTTTGAAACGTTACCGCCTGCGGACGCATCCAGCGTCACCAGCGCGCGAGCCACCGACTGACTGGCATCAGCGATGGTGGTATCAATACGGTCAATGCTGGCACTGTTCCCGGCGTTCGTGGCAGTCTGCCGGCGGCGGCTGGTCACCTGGGCTATCGTGCTCTGGATCACGGCAATCGAGGAGTTTTTAACGCCGGCAGTCATGCCGTCGAGCGTGGCCGCAGTTTCGTCGATCTTCACCGCTGCCGCCGCCAGACCGTCGGTATTCTGCTGTATCGCCAGCGCCTGTTGTTCGAGGTCGTCAGCGTTCTGCTGCACATCTGCGACAATCCCGGCAATTTTTGCGCTGCTGTCAATCGCACTTTCAACAACATCCTTGAACAAGTCGGTCTGTTTCATGTCCTCAAGGATGGCTTCAGTGATGTCAGAAACATCAATGCTGGCCTGCCCGCGCACCCAATCCGTATAACCCGATTCGTTGCCCGTTTTGTCGACCAGTTGCGCGCGGTACCAGAAAATCTGTCCCGCTTTCAGGCCCATCTGCTGATAATTACTGGCCGGGTACGGAACATCTGCCAGCAGCAGCGCATCGTCTTCAGTCCCGGTCTGGCTGTACTGAATTTCCGTCTTCAGGGTGTCGCCGGTATTTGCGGGGAATCCCCAGGTCAGTTCGATGCCAAAAACCACATTATCAGATGCCGCAAACCCAACCGGCTTAGGGGGGCTTCCCACTTTACCCGTCAGCGTTTTCTCTTCGGAATAGCCCCACCCGGACGAAATTTCAGCGGCATTGATTGCGCGCACGCGTACCAGGTAGCGCCCGGCATAAATCCCCGGAACGTCGAAAGACGTCGTGGCGCCGCGCGGCACGTTAATCCAGTTGCCGTCGTTGCGGCGCCACTGCGCCTCATAGGCGATGGCGTTTTGTGCCTGGTCCCAACTCACGCGCATGGTTTCGACGCTGATATTCTGCTGTACCACTGAGAACGAGCTGATCACGATGTTGGTCGGCGGCGCCTGGTTGCCTGGCGGTATCACACTGACCGGGCGCTGGTCGATGATTGCGCCAGTATCGATACGGGCATACTTATCGGGATCGTGAAACGCGCCGGAAATGGTAAAGGTGCCGTCATTGTTGTCGCTGACGCTGACCACCCGGTACTGCTGGGCAAACAGCTCGTCAGATTCCACCACCCAGACGCTTTCCGCCTGCGGTATTTCTCCGTAAGCGATACTGACCGTGACGGACTGACCATTAACCGCCTGGATAGTCCGGGCCTGTGACGCGCCAGATGGCAGGTTGAGAATAAGCCGATCTCCGGGTTTCGCATCCGGTGCGCGGTCCAGGCCAATCACCCGGCCATTAACCGAACTGATGCGGCCGCCGGTAACCTTGCCAGACAGCATTTCATCGGCGACGGCGATGATGTAGCCCGGCTGCGGGATATTACCGTCCAGCCCAACGGAGAACGTGACGATGCGGTCCTTGTTGTTGGTAAGGATTCCCCAGCGCCCCTTGCGGTTTGCCTCGCTCTGCCGGGTGCAGCCAATCGCGGTCATCTCGAGCTGGTTAAAGCCGTAGCGAGCAACCAGCGGTTGCTCAAACACGGGCTCCATGGCGTCAGCGTAACCGTTGGCCGGATCGGAGTACGAGACCAGCGCCGTGGTGTAACGCGTTTTGGTGGTGCTGCTTGAGTAAACAAATTCACCGTTTACGACGTTGGCACGGGTGTAGCTGTAATCGATATCGCGCGGCATGTCCGCCAGCGCCACGATCTGGTTGCCGCCCCAGTACGTCATGCCTCTGAAGATCGCAGCGAAGTCACGAAGTACGGTATAGGCTTCGTTGCGGTCCTGCACATAGACGTTGCAGGTATAGCGCGGCTCAACGCCGTTCCCGCCCTTCCCGTCCGGCACCATCTGGTCGCAGTACTGCGCCACCTGGTACAGCGTCCATTTATCGATATTCGCCGCCGTCAGACGATGACCCAGGCCAAAACGGTCGGCGACAACGATGTCGTAAAATATCCACGCGGGGTTATCTGTCCAGGCCCATTTAAATCCGCCCGTCCAGGTCCCGGTATAGGTTCGCGTTACCGGGTCGTATGTGTCAGGCACGCGAACCACCCGCCCGGAAGGCTCACAGGAAATTTGCGGGATGCTGCCATTGAACTGACTGGAGTCAAATTCGATGTACAGCAACGCAGTGTTTGGATATCGCAGCTTTGCGTCGATCACTTCCGCATAGCTTTGTAGCGTCATAACGTCGCCAATTTTGGCGCTGTTGGCATCCGGCGTTAATTTGCGAAGACGCAATGTCCAGGTTGTGCCGGTGCGTGGCAGATCGATGCGATGGCTGCGCTCATAACCCGAGGTAGTTTTACCGGTTACCGCCGTGTTAATCACAGTCTGCCAGGCTCCGCCATCTGTCTGCAGGTCAACGGCATAGGCCACTGAATTACCCACCAGATCCCCGTCATCCTCCTGGCGATACAGCGACGGCCATTTGATGCGCAGGCGAACGGCGGAAAGCTGGGTGTTGGTAAACGTGCGCGTCCATGCGGTGGCGCTGGAAACCTCCAGACCTACACTGATTCGTTTTCCGATCCCGGCATCCCCTGAATATACGGCTGTGCCTGGTTACCGGGGCGGAATTCCCAGGCCACACCAGAAAAGTTTCGGGAGCCGTCAGGGTTTTCCAGGGGGGTGCTATCCAGAAATATATTACTGCCCGTCAGCCCACCAGCAAATTCCCCCTCACCGAGGGCGATCAGGATTTTGGCTTTTGCCACCGACTGCAGATCGTCCGGCTGTTCCGTGGGCGTGCGCTGTTTAGAGTCGCCGCCTTTGCGCCCTTTAATATGTTTTGCCATTTTTCGCCCATTAATAAAGCCGCGCGTTGGCGGCTAAGGTTGATAACTGATCAAATATCAGGATGTCGCAGAGTTGAATGCCTGGGTATTTTCATAACTCAGCTCGTCTGTGTTTGCGGCACAGACGCACACAGCAATGAGGGATGGCTGATAACCTCTAAATAAGGATGATCAATGTCTCAAATTCGATATATAGAAGGTTTAAGGTTGGCAACAAACTGCAATGACATTGCAGATGTGGCAAGCGAAGTTACAGCTTTGAAACTTGCGCTGGGACTAATGTTTGCAAGGCTGCCTGATGCTGAAAAGAATCAAATACTTATTGAACTTACACAATACGACTTTGAACCTTTCCTCAAACTCTCTAAAGAATTACAACAGTTTATGCTTAAATAATTATCCAGGCCGGTTAACCCGGCCTTAACCTAAACGCTGGAGCAAAGAATACAACAGACTTTTTATCGTCACTTAATCCAAAGTATGCTTTTTCCATAATATCTCTCCCGCTTTTCGTCAATGTTTAATTACTGTTGGTCTTCGACATAAATCCCGGCGGAAATAATCGCTCCGCCGATTCTTCTTTTTCCATAAAGAAGAGGTACCGGGTAGCCCTGCGATGCAGTATTGGTCACCCCACCAAAGGCATATGAAGCTTGATTATCAGCGTCACGTTTACTGGACAAGCCAGCGGGCTGAGGGGAGAGCATCTGGATTACGCCCCCAGCCATAAGAGCGACACCTGGACCAACCAATGACATACTTGCGCCGCTCGTATATCCAGATAGCGCGTACCCTGCGATTACCAGAACGGCTCCTAATATTGTCTGCAATAGACCTGCTTTTTTACTTCCAATAAGGACAGGAACTATGCGGACAATGTCTTCTGTCAACGGGTAACCTAAATCGTCTTGACCTATATTTCTTTTACCCCGGAATACCGCGTATGTTAAACCTCGTTGTTTACTTGTATTTAAATATTGCTCAAAACCTTTTATAGTACAACATAATGCGCGGATAACCTCTGCGGTTGAAGATACCAATCTCTCATGCGATTTCCCAAATGCTTTGCCAAGCGGTCCGGAAAGCTCAATTTTAGCCATTACTTCATTCATATTGGTTACCTATAAAAAAGCCACCTGCAGGTGGCCTATGAAAATAAAGATTCATCAGATAGTTGTTGGCCTAATATCCAGCCCTGAATTAGTGTCTCCAGATATTCTGAACTTCTGAATCTCATCGGCACTAATAACAGTAGAACTTTCCTTTATAGGCTGTCCAACTTGCATTCCACATAATCCCTTGCCTAGAGAATCACCAGAAATACCTAAAATATGCCGCCCCGGTTCAATATTAATTTTTACCGTTTCTCCGGTATCAACTCTTGCATAAGGTTTGCCATCTACCGTTACTTCTACAAAACATCCGCCACCAGCGAGCCAGCCATTATCGCGAGTAATAGTCAAAGTAGAAGATCCCTGACTATGACCGATTATGCGGTCAGGTGGAACCGGTTTTGCTTTATCGGAAGTGACGGCAGAGGTCGTACAACCAGATATGCTTATGGCTATAATAGCAAAAATTATTTTTTTCATTTTCCAGTCCCTTTGTTAATTTTTACAAAGGTTAGCACAGAGACTTATGACGTAAAATCTTCATTGTTCGCTCAATCCAGTAACCACCGTACGGCACCCGCTGACTGAGATGCCCGTAAAGATGGTGCAGCAACATGCTGCCTTCCAGCAGTACTCCGGCGTGGTTCCACTTATTCGACTGGACCTGCATGATTACCACGTCCCCCGGCTGCGGCGCGCCGGTGAATTCCCGGAAACCGCACTCGTACCAGTTATCCTGGTAAAAATTATCCGGGTAATGCTCTTCCCACCACGGGTAATCGACGCGGTAATCCGCCAGCTCGATACTGTACGTCTGGCGATAATAGCTCATCACCAGCCCCCAGCAGTCGTAAACGCCGAGCACGAACGGGCGCTCAAGAAGAGGAATTTCGCCGCGCGGTATGATCGTGCGTAAATCCCCATCCGGCCAGCTGACGATATGCCACGGCAGCGCCGTCACATCACACTGCGCCTTGTCCAGTTCGCTCGGCTGGGTGGTTGCATCGGGGTGGCTGTGAACGATGGCAGTCACTGACCCCCAGTCCTCGGCAGCGGCATAGTCTTCCGGGCAAAGGACAAAATTGTCCTCCGGGGTTGCGGCGAGGTTGCGGCAGGGAAAATACCGCTCAACCCTGCTTTTCTGCGCCACCACCCCGCAGCACTCCCGCGGGTATTCTGATTCAGCGTGGGCCATGATGGCCGCGATAGTCTTTTTGCGCATATCAGCTCCGAATGAGGGATGTACCTGGAAAACCACCGAACGGCAGTTCTTCATTTGCACCGAAACGAGGTTTACATCCCGTGCCAAGAAGGCCGCTGCATTCGTCCTGTGAAGGGTCACTAACCGGATTTCCGAATTTGTCAAAATATCGGGTTCCAGCGTAGTCGCATCCATCCCCTGAGCGATATTTGCCACGAATACACCAGGTGCAGACGGAATGAAGCTGCCGCGTCGGGATCATCAGTCCCTGCAGGTCCATCGGGCTGGACAGGGCAAACTCGACTACTTCGTTAGTTTCGGAGGTCTTCGCATCGATATACCAGACCTGAATTTTTTCCTGCGTGGCGTCTGCCGTCGGGTTTCCGCCCGGAAAGTTACGCGCATCAAGGTATTGCGCCAGGGTGTCGTGAATCGTCACTTTGGCCTGCAGCATGTCGTCATATGCCAGACACAGCGCGGTGATCGAGCCGTCCAGGTTAGCGACCGATAATTTCGGCTGCGCGCTGCTGCCGCTGGTAGACGCTTCGATACCTTCAATCTGGCACGGCCAGGCTTTATATTCCTGCCCCTGCCACCAGATACTTTTTGCCGGTAGTTTTGATTCATCACCACCAGCGGCCACGATCTCCGCTTCTGTATGCGGAACGTTGTGGCAATGAAAGCGCAGCACCTCTCCGGTGCCGAACGCCGTGCCGTCGACAGAAAAAAGCCGGACTGCATTGCCCGGCTCAAGTTTCTGGTAATCACTGTTTAAGCTCATGGTTTATAAGCCTGCTCAAAGGTTGCGGACAGGTTGTACTGCCCTGCGCCGAGGGCGGTGGGTGTATAGGTATCACAGCGGTAGAGCCCGAGCGGCTCAAGCGGCGGACGCCACTGAAACGCCTTAACCCCCTGGTGGCGATCGAGAAACGCTTTAATCGCCGCGATGTATGCTTCTGTACCGGTAAACTGAAGAGTCCACTTTTGAGAGCGGGGATTTATCCCGTCACCGGATACCTGCTGGTAACCATCACCAAACTGCGCGGTTCGGCGGCGAAAATTCACCTCCTGCTCAGCATTGATGCGCGGGCACCAGCTGAATGTTTCTATAGCCATCACCGCGCTCCTTTTGCCATATTCCAGACTGCGCCACCTGGAGAAATGTCCCGGCTGATCAGCTCTCGATAGCGCCGATCGACATAACTGCCCACTTCGCGTCCGAACTGCTCATATCCTCCACTCGCCTGGGTCTGCGTGTTCCCGTTACTATCGATGGTGATGTAAACCTGTGGCGCCGCGCCGGTACCAGCTATGTTATTCACTCCTGAACCGACAGCTCGAACTCCCAGGGAGCCATCTGCAGCCCGGGTAAGCGGCATGATCGCTTCCGGCCCGGCCTCACCAAACACGCCCGCACCTTTGGCGAACGCAAACAGCTGCGGCGAGTTATATACGCCGTTGCTGTAAGCGCTGAGAGAAGGAGAGTCGTAAACGCCGCCTTTGGCATTGAACTGAAACGAAGATCCGTAGTTTTGCAGCGCAGTTCCCGAACTTGACGCGGCACCTGCATTCCCTCCTCCAAAATACCCGGCAACACCACTTGCGAGAGTTCCGAGTAAGCCAGATGCTGATGAGCCTTTACCCATGGCATTTACAATCGCCATCTGAAGGGCAACTTTTTCTATGATCTGCAGAACGGAAATACCCCAGGATCGCCAGCTGACTTTATTGCCCTCGAGCATGGAAGTAACATTGCCGAACGCACTGGACATAGTTGATCTTACCCCGTCTGAGACTGTACCTGAGATATCGCTGATTTCATCAAACCAGCTGGCATATCCACGGGATACCCCGGACATCCAGTCCGCCTCTGCCGCAGCGATAGCCTTGTATTTTTTATCCAGGGCATCAAGCGCAGCAGCGCGCTGCGCGACTGCTTCACTCCCCTTATCCGTTTTTCCAAACACACGCTCAATCTGCTGTGCTTCATCGAAACGGCTGCGCTGACGATCACCCATTCCTGCGGTTTCGGTTGTCAGGGTAGCTTCATCCCGAAACTTAATTGCTGCATCGGTTAAATCCCTGAGCGCGTCCGCCTGCTCACGCTGTTTACGGACATTCTCGTCGGCTTTCTGGGTCCATTTAGCCAGTTCTGCGGAAGCTTCCCTTATCGACCGCCGTTGTTCATCAGTCCATTTCGTGCCAGCCTGGTGGGATGCAGCGTAGAGTTCTGCGGCTTTTTCCCCCTCTGTCGCACGAACTTTCTGAACATCCACAGCTACGCTGAGATCCGCAATTTTCCGTGCGTACTGCTCGGCAACGCTTGCAGCTTCACGCTCAGCTTTCTTTTCTGCGTTCGTGGCGGCCGTCGCGCTTTTCTTTGCCTGCGCAGCGGCGTCATCCTTTTTAGCGGCCTGGTCTTTGTTATAGATGTACTGCGTGTAAAGCGCGCCGGTAAGCTTTAAATCCTCCGCTTCATAAACGTGCTGCTGATGTAGCTTTTGCAGGCCACTGAGGCTGGCAAGTTCATTCTCACGCCGGGCGCGCTCCATTGCCGTCTGCTGTTGTGGGGTGGCATTCGCCATGCTCACTACCGGGCCACCATATTGCGGCGGCTTCGCCCCGGCAGTTGCTGACATCGAGCGATTCAGCAGATCGTAAGCGCCCTGCAGAATTGCGACCGCCCCGGCCTGCTCAATCGCTTTCCGGGTTGCCAAATCACTGGCATCGTTAACAAGCTTTTGCGTGTGCTCAACTTTTGAGGCTGTCTGCTCGCGCTGATACTCCAGCTTATTCAGCTTGTCGGTAAGCTCGATATTTTTGGCCGTGATATCAGCCTGATCCATGAATGTGTTGATCAAAGTCAGCGTCGGGGAGCGGTTGTAATCCTGCTGGATCTGGTCAAGCGCTTTAAGTCTGTCTTTTACCTTCGCAATCTGTGAGTCGAGATCAGAAAGGTCATTTTTTTGTGCCTGTAATGACGTCCGGGCATCTGCCGCAGTAGAGCGCAACCCAAGAACGGACATCTGCTTGAGTTTGCCGTTAATCTCATCAAGGTTACTGGCAAATCCCACCGCCTCCTGATGGACCTGCTGGGTGTGTTGATACAGCCCGTACATGGCGGCACCAGCACCAATGATTACGCCCGGCCAGCCGCCAAGAATACTGAGCACCCCGCTGCCAAGACGTGACGTAACCGATGCGGTGTTGTTGAGGTTGTTCACAGCGCCTGTGCGACCGGCAACAGCAGCATTTAAAGATGCCTGTGCCGCAGCAAGTTTTCGCTCAGCAATGATTTGAGCCTCAAGGCTCGTTGCCGCCGCCCGTGCCTGCTGGGCCCGGTAAACGGCCTGTCGCCCTGCCGCAACGCTGACCTGAGCGCCACGCACCTGCGCCTGCGCAAGCGCCACCTCAGCAGCAGTATTTGAAATTACCGCGCGGGTTGAAGCTCCAACACTGCCGACCATATTGCCGAAATAGCGAGCCAGCCCGAGACCAACGATAATGCCGGCGGTATTGGCAAAATCATCAATATTATTAGCCAGACCGCTAAGCGCCCCCGAAAGGGTGGAAGAAGCGCCGACCGCATCATTCGCGCCGCCAACCCAAGCTAAAAAAGCGTTCTGCACCTTCTGCGCTGAGCCACTGACAGAATCAGGGAGGGTTTCAAATTCTTTGCGCAGAATTTCAACGTTAGTGAGGAGCGGGACAATCTTATCTGTCGTCAGCTCTCCGTTGTTGGCCATTGCTCGTAAACCGCCAACGGTTGTCCCCAGGCCCTGCGCCAACAGTTTCACCAGGCGACCGCCATTCTCCATAATGGAGTTAAATTCTTCCCCTCGTAGCACACCGGAGGCAAGCGCCTGGCTTAATTGCGTGATTACAGAACTTGCCTCCTCTGTACTGGCACCGGAAAGTTTCAGTGAAGTGGCAACGGTTTCTGTGACTTTTGCAACATCGGAAGAAGCATAGCCGGCATCACGCATCGACTGGGCAATGCGACTGTAAAGGTTATTGTTCGCCTCAAGTGACGTGCCCGTGCGCTGGCTTATCTCCATCAAAGTACGTTGCGCGGTGGCAAAATCTTCGCTTGATGAGGAAGCCAGACGCAGGCGACCATTCATCTGGTTCCAGGTATCAGCAAAGGCAATTAGTTGATGCGTGGCAAAGGCACCTGCCCATGACCCGGCAAGTCCTGCGGCGGTAGCTCTGACAGTGGCTAACTGGGAATTCAAATCAGAAAGAGAACGCTGCGTTTCACGCGTGGCTGCCGCCGCTCGCCTGCCACCCTGCTCCATCGTGCGATGGTAATCCGCTCCCATACGTGAAGCGCGGGCAATCTCAGACTGAAAGGACTGGGAGTTTGCCGAAATTTTTATGATCAGTTCGCGCAGCGTAGCCATATTTCACCCAATAAAAAGCCCGCAGCCGCGGGCGTCAAAGACCGGACATCCATTCTTCAAGTTCTGAAATAGCAGGTTCTTTTTCCTGATCGCCCCATTTCAGCATCACGTCAGGAATGGTGTACTTCCCGCCCTGTGCATTCAGTGTGGCGACAGCCACTTGCGCTGCCTGAGCATCGCCGCGCCAGTCACCTATCGGGCTGATGCGGTCATACTCAATCCACATTTTTAATTCACTGGCCGTAAGCGTCTGGCGAAGCTCATGTAATGTCCGCCCCAGCCGAAGCGCCAGCGACATCAGGAAGAATGTCAGCGGCTGCTTTACGGCTTTCCCGCTTCTTCCTGGCTCATGCCGAGGTTAATCGCCTGAGCAAGGAGTCGGGCATGCACCGGTCCATAAATTTCAGAGACAACTTTCTGATCTTCATTGTTGAATACCCGGTGCCCGTTCTCATCAAGAAGCACATCAATGAACAGAACAACATCAGCCTCTTTGTTACGCATGAATTTCTGCGCTTCAGAGAGCTGAGGAGGTTCTTCACCTTCCGGCACCTCCGGATTAAGGATTTCTCGAAACTTAACCCACGCATCACCAGATGGTTCGCGCAGAGTTACCTTTGCATCATCCCATTCGGGCACGGTAATGCCGGGTTTTGTGCGGTACGCTTTCGATGCAGTAAGCGCCATGTTGCGTAGTGAATTCTGTGGTGTCTTTTGCGCCATTTCATTTTTCTCTTTTTTCAGTATTGGGTGATAAAAAAAGCGGCCGAAGCCGCTCAGGATCAGGCGCCGGAATTAGCCATAATGCGTTTTGGCTTACCGCGGACACGTAACGAGTAAGTCGCCCCGACGACACTTGACGTTGCAGCTGACCAGCTGCTTTGCCGTACTTCAACCAGCACATAAAAGCCGTTACCGGAAGGGAAAACGACACGAAGTGCGCGCAGTTCATCGTTTTCATAAGCGGTCTGCAGCGCCAGTTGCGCCTCTTCATCGCCTACCCAGTTGCGACTGATAGACATTTCAGCCGGAGCAGCCAGCCCGTTGGTTTGCTCCTGTTCAACCGAGCAAAGCGTGGTTACATCAATGTCACCCTTCTGCCCGCCGGTATAGCTGATCTCCTTGGTAGCGCATTCCGCCACAAGAAACTCGACATCCACGCCGGGGAAACCGACAGCGGTAAACGCCGCCACGGTTACAGGGGCACCGGAGATGCCGATCTGCATACCTTTTGTTACTTCATACTTACTGGCCATGTTTTCTCCAGATACAAAAAAACCGCCAGGCGGCGGTCGTGTTAAACAGCGTTTAGGGGTTACTGCTGGATCTGAACTTCAAGTGTTGCCCGGCGCACCCCGCCCTCCGGTTCATATCCGCTGGTTTTGATCATCTGAGTGAAATGAACCGGGGAAAGTCCTGCAATAACCTGCTCGCGAATTTCCCGCGCCTCGTCCACTGTCGATGCGTAGACATCAACCTGAAGAGAGGTATTTTCTTCAGCCGGGCCGCAAAGGGTGTCACCGTAAACCTGGCTTACCAGCGTGAACGTTACCCACGGCGGGGCGACAGATGGCTCGCCTGCTGAGTTTAGTGGGGCGACATCGGGGTAAACCTGCCCGTCAGCCAGGGCGCCAATCAGTTCGAAAATATCGGCTTCAGTCATTTGGCCAGCACCTCATCAATTGCACGATTCATTCGCGCCATGGCAGTCTGAGCCGCCTCTTCCTGTCGGGTATCAAATGCGGGACGAACAAACGGGTGCGCAGGCATGTGCGATGTACCAAGTTCCACAAAGCGCCAGTAGAATGCATTACGCTTATTCCCTGCTTTCATGGTGTTGTCACTGTTACCTGTTGCGGGGTTTACACCTCGAATATGCACACCGGACGCAATATCACCGCGCCGCCGCGCTTTCTGTGTAAGCACCACAACATTATTTTTGAGCTTTCCGGTACGTACCGGGGCTTTTTTAATAACTTCCTGTTTGAGCACTTCGGCGCCTGCCCGTGTGGCATCACGCAGGACTTTATTATTCTCGGCGCGGCTGAGCAGTTCCAGATCGCGGGAAATATCCTGCAGCCCGGAAAAATCAAGGTTGTAATCAATCACGCTTTCACCCCCTGTTTGCAGAGAATTTCCAGGCGGCTACCCTTTTCATCAGGTACCGGCGGCCCGGTAACTTCCAGCGTTTGCCCCCTGAACGGCCCGGTAAGGACATGCAGACGGGAGGCTGCGTTAATATCGGTGCGATAACGCATCCAGACACGGACTGTCGCCTCGGCTTTTTCAGCGCCGGAGGCAATCAGCTCACGACCGCTGATCCCCTTAACCTCAGCCCAAACCGGATGAGAACCATCACGCCATTCCTGTTTGGGCTGACCGGATGGTGATCTCACCATCACTGCGTTCTGAATCATGACCTGATGGCGGTTTCTTCCTGCCTGCATGGCACCTCCTACACACCATAAATGCGGTAAGGCTGGAGCAGCGCGTCTACAGCGAAAGGTAATGCCATGATCTGACCTGGTGTCGTAGCTTCACGATTTTCATACCAGTGCCCGATGAGAAGCAGCATTGCCGCTTTGACATCATCAGTGAGCAAAAGATGATCGGCGTTTTCATCGTATCCGGGCGAAGTCGCTGTTTCGTAAAGAGTCCTGCGTGTCCAGGTTTCGACATGGCGTACGGCTGCGCCGATATAAATCGCGAGCAAATCATCATCACCGGAGAAATCATCATCAATCCGGCAGTGTTTTCTTACCAGATCCAGATCAAGCATTATTTTTTACCTTTCTTCGGCGGTACGGCGGGCTCCGTTTGCTCCGCTGCGTCATCCGATTTAACAGTCAGCGCATAGCCTTTCTGCACCAGTTCCCGTCCATGCTGTTCGAGGGTTACAAACATCTCACCTTCCACAAGCACCCTCCCTTCAACAAAAATGGGGCGGATAACGGTCAGTTTCATAATGCTCTCCCGACAAAAAAGCGGCCCGGAGGCCGCCATTATGTGTTACGCGCCACCAGCAGGCGCAGTGAAAGTACCGTAGATGAACGCTTCAGGGCGTTTCACCGCCAGCGCCAGTCGCTCCTCGCAGCGGATCGAGATCATGTTCTTCTCGAAGTCGTCGGCGTTCTCGGTGGAAATAACCACGTTGGCATCTTCACGGTCGAAGAGTTGCGCTGCCGCGTTGAATGCACCGGTCAGGAACTTGCCCTGGAATGCCGGCGCTTCGGTCGCCACCACCGGCAGCCCCCACAGGGTGGGCCCGGTCAGCGCCGCCGGGTTCGCCAGGATATAGCGGCCCAGCGTGTCCTTGGTGAGCTCAATCTTCGCCCAGTCGATAAAGTGCAGAACGTGACCGGACGCCGGGAAGCGCGCCAGTTGCGCCTGAAGCATGGCGAGACGCAGATCATCGATGCCGTTCTGCTGCTCGACTTCAAAAGCGGCAGCAAAGGCCGTTGCCTGGGGAACAATGCCGTGCAGATGAACGCCGGTACCGTCACCAAACAGAATTTCCTGCTCTTCCACATACTTCAGGCCGTAGCGCATTTCCGCGTCGACCGTCGACTGCAGCTGGGCAAAGTCATCCAGGATCTGCTTGGACGCCTTGAACATGTGCGCGATGGTGGTGACCGGGGTAATTTTGGTTGCAAACTGAATATCGCTGTACGGCTTGGCGGTACCCTCTGCGACAACTTTTGCCGCATTGGTAAACCCGGTCTGCTGTACCCAGAAAATAGCTGGCGCGCCGGTACGACCAGGAGCAATCAGATCACGGATAAACAGACGCTGTTTTGGCGCGGTATCGATGCCAGGCAAACGCTGGGGTTCAACAACACCATCAGCAACGCCTGTTGAAAGCAGGGCTGCGTTAACCGGAATGCTGAGACGCTTGCCACCTTCCACGCTGGCCGTGAATGTTTTCAGCGCTTCGGAATTGATCACCACCTGGCCCACCGTTTCGACCACTTTTGCCGCGTTTGCCAGTGGCATCTGCGCTACGTGCTGCTCCAGTTCGCCCAGTGCGGCTTTGAGGGTCTTTTCCGCGTCTTTCAGCGCGTTAAACTCCACCGCCATTTTGTCCACGGTTTCTTTGGTTTCCGCTGACAGCTTGCCGTTCTTCTTCGCCTCGGTCAGCGCTTCTTCCGCCTTGGCGTTAAATTTGCCGGTCGCCTCTTCAATAGAGGCGGTTACTTTTTTCAGAATATCGTTTACGTCAGACATACGTTCTCCGTTACTGGCATGCGTTCGCCAGGCCGCTTAATGCGACATCCAGCTCAGCTAAAATTTCAGGATTGGGTTGGGTAGCGCGCGGCATACCATCGGGATCGGTAACAGCGCCTGGCGTGTTACCTGTTAATGCTTTGATTAATTTCCGGCGCTCTGACCGGGGTGTGTTGGCTTTTGCCAGCAGCGCGTCGAGTTTACGCAGCGCCGCCGACGGGGAATCATCGCCACCGGAAACGGCATCGGCTGAAAGAAGACCATCTGCCAGCCCTTTCTCTACCGCATCACTGCCGCCAATATAGGATTCGGCATCCATCAGTTTCTGGACGGTTTCAGCATCAAGACCGGATCTGGCGGCGTAAATATCTGCCATCGCGTTATCGAACGGCTCCAGGTAGGAGGACAGTTCAGTGAAGTCATGGCGATTACCCATGGCCACTATCCAGCAGTTATGGATCATCAGGAATGCGCCGCGCCCGATCTGAATCTCATCACCGGCCATCGCGATAATGCTCGCGGCACTGGCCGCGATACCCAGCACCTTCACGGTGACTTTGCCCTGATACTCGCGTAGCAGGTTGTAAATCGCCAGGCCCTCGAACATATCGCCGCCCGGTGAGTTGATGTTCACCGTGACGTCTTCACCGTTCATTGAGCGCAGCACTCCGGCGATACGCTTGGCAGTAACGCCTTCGTCCCAGTAGTCCCGGCCAATCACATCAAAAATGGAGATCGAGTTATCGTCATCGGCTGCGGCCCGGATGCCGCCGTTCCACCGTTCAAGCGCGGACGGCAGCACCTCGCAACTGGCACCCGCGCACGGGCGACCCGCCGGAGCAACCGGAAGCTGTCTTTTTGTCATCGGGTTTTGTCCTATGCCGCCTGTTTCAGCGGGGATTGTTCGAAAGGAATGTCAGGGAAAACGTGGTTGTGAACCTGCCGGAGTACAAAAGCCTGTGCCGCCTGGCTGTTCTGCTTCAGGTCCTCCAGCGGGGTCAGGTTGAGCTGTACCGTGTAAATGTCGCCGCCCTCAATCGGTGGCATATTTTCCAGACGGCGCACGTCGTTGCGCGACATCCAGCCGTTCTGCAGCGCACTGGTGTAGTACGCCGCCCGGCCCGCGCTGTCGGCGCGCAGCAGCCCTTCAACAGAGAACTCAGCAAACAAATCTTCATCGCCACCCAGCAGACAGCGCGCAATTTCCTGCTCGATGTTTACCAGCAGTGGGCGCAGCGTGTGGGTCAGGAACTGCAGGTTCATTCCCTCAAGGCTTGATGCCCAGCTGCTCTGTTTTGAAGTGTGTCCGACCATAAACGGCGGCACGCGGAACCAGCGGCAGATTTCTTCAATGCTGAAGGCGCGGGATTCCAGCATCTGGGCGTCTTCCGGGTTCATGGTCACGCCCTGATATTTCAGGCCGCCTTCCAGCACCATAATCTTCCCGGCGTTTTTTGAGCCGGTGAATGCCTGCATGTACCCGCGCAGCCTTTCACGCTGGTCGTCATTAAGCGGCTGCTCTGCGGAGAGAAAACCGGAACTCTGCAGACCCTGTTCAAAAATCTTGGCCGCTGATTCTTCCACCGCCATTGCAGAGCCAATCACGTCGCGCCCGGAACTCAGCGGCATCATGCCGCAGACACCATCAAGACCAAATCCGCGAATATGCATCAGGTTCCTTTCAGGGATAACCCGTGGCTTGCCGTTTTCGGTATAGGTGTACTCCAGCCGTCCGCTGTCGAGACGCTTCACCACCATGTTCTGCGGCAACAGCGGAACCAGCGACACCAGTTTGCTGCCGATGAAATGCTTTTCCACAAAGGCATTCCCACGCAGGCAAATGCTTGCCACCAGCATCAGCATAAAACGCGAGGGGGTCATTTCGGCGTTGGGCCGACGGCAGAGCAACTGGTAAACCGGGTTGTCCCGCGCCAGTTTGCGCGAGCCATCCGACTGCCGCTCATAAATCTTCATGGGCAGTGTGGAAACCGACTCGCTCAGCAGTCGCACACAGGCCCAGACTGCCGAAAGCTGGATAGCCTTGTCCGCTGTCACCACTTTTCCGCTGTTGCTGGTACCAAACCACTCCTGCCAGAACGTCCCGGTAGTCAGGCTGATGGGTACGCCCAGCCAGTTGAGCAGGGCGCTTTTCACCCTGCCCGGCTGCTTATTTTTTTTCATCAGAAACCTACCATGATGGGATTATCGAAGAAGCCACTCAGGTCCTGCTGGTCGTTTCCACCGTTGACGAGCAGGCGGCTCATCGCCGTGAACAGCGCCGCCGGGCCGTCAATCTTGGCCTCCGGTGTCGATTTGTTGGGGAAGATGTTGTCATTGCGATCCGGCCGCACCGTCACGTTCGACATCATCCAGTTCATCACCGGGTGGTTGCTGTGATGGAGGCGTCCACCATAAACCAGCGCCTCGACCTCCTTCATGGCCTCAGAGAAGTTTCGGACCGTCTGGGGCACTTCCACCAGCGGCAACCCCTCTTCAGCCAGCGCCAGGCTGAACTGCGTGGCGCTCCATGGATCGAAGCCGATTTCTTTCAGGCTTTCCCCGGCCACCCACGCCTGCAGCTCCTCTTTTATCTGCGCGTGGTCAATCACGTCACCATCGGTCAGGATGAGTCTGCCAAGCTCCGCCCACTTACGGTAAAGCTCGGCCATCTGCCGGGAACACTTCTCAAGCCGCCCTTCCGGCAGCCAGAACTTAAAGTCGGCATGAACGTGACCATCGGGAGAACGCCAGGCTTCTACCGCGGCGCAGATATCGATCTTGTTCGCCAGGTCTACGCCCACCCACAGCGGATAGGTTTTGAGCTCATGCGATGGCGCAATGAGTTCGCATTTTTCCCATTTCATCATGTCCATCCAGGCGGATTCCGCCGTTACCCAGATATTCATATGCTTGGTGAAAAAGTTAACCCGCGCGGATACCTGCTCTCTGGCCTTCTTCGCCAGGCGGCGCAAATCGTCCCAGCGCTTACAGATGCCCAGGCCGGGGTTAGCCTTCTGCCAGACCGTTTCGTCGAACGGATCGTCGCCTTCGTCCAGGGTGTAGATGATGGCAAAGAAGGTATCGTCTTTAACCGCGCCGTCCACATCGCTGTTAAAACCGCGCAGTACCTTGGTGGCGTAATCACGCAGTTCGTAACAGATACCTTCTTTGTTGAAGCCGGATGTGGTGATACCGAACAACAGCGACTGAAGGCGCGCGCCGGTCGCAGTTTCCAGAACATCCCAGACGTCACGGGTTTTGTGAGCATGCAGTTCGTCGACAATGCCGCAGTGGATGTTGAGCCCGTCCAGGTTGTTCGCGTCACTGGAGAGTGGCTCAAATTTCGAAGCGCTTTGCTCCTGGAAGATCGCCAGCTTGTTGAACTCAAACAGGCGTCCGAGCGTCGCTTTCGCCTTCTTCACCATATTTTTGGCGTCTTCGAAAACGATACGTGCCTGGTCGCGGGTGGTGGCTGCGGAGTAAACCTCGGCGCCACCCTCCCCGTCCGCTCCCGTCATGTACAGACCGATACCCGAGGAAAGCGTGGATTTCGCGTTCTTGCGTGCCACCTCGTTATACGCGGTACGAAACCGCCTCACCATCACCGGGCGACCGCTGCCATCGTTGCGCAGCACCACTTCACCGGTTTCCTCATTCACCAGCGGTATGACAAACCCGAAAATGTTGATCAGGATAAACACGTGCCAGTCCATCAGGTCGATGGGCTGCCCGGCCAGCGCACCTTTGACATGCGGGATGAATTTATAAAAATTCAGAATGTGTTGTGCGCGGGGCTCACTGAAATAGATACCGCGCGCTTCGCCATATTTCAGATCGTCCAGGAAACGCTGGCAGGCCAGCCGGACAAACTCACACGCAATAATTTCCCCCGCCACGACGCGCTCGGCGTAGCGGATACCGTCGGCAACCTTAGCCATTAATCCCTCGCTTTCATAAACTCAGCCAGCGGATCAACCGCATCGGGCTTGTTGGTACTGACCTTTGATCGGCTGGCGGGCGTCATGCCGAATTCGGCCAGCATGGCGCGTAGTCGTTTCCAGGCATCCGCCTTCATGATTGCCGCCGGATGCGCCTTGATCAGCACATCTCCGGTCTGCGTTTCAGTCCGGTACGTATATCCCTCGACCTCCAGCGTGTCGCAGTGGTGCCGGTATTCGGTGTAAGCCTCAACCAGTAACTCGAGCGCGCGGGCGTCCAGCTGAGAAACGACGCCGACGGCATCGAGCTCTTGAGCCATTCGCTTAAACCAGTACTTTGCCTGCTTGTCGAAATGCTTCGGCGTCGGGGGTACCCCTGCGGGGGGTTGTGGTTCGTCTTTATTGATCGGGCGTTTTGATGGGTTACCCCTCACCAGACGCAGATGGGTCGGGGTTTTCGGTGGTCCTGGCATAATCGAAAACTCCTGTTAATTACTGGTTGGGGGACCCCATAAAAAAGTTTTCTAACCTGCGGCGATATAACAAAGGGTTAGGCGGCGGTCCTTTAAGGCGAAGCCCCTGAACTTCTTATCCGCCCTCCCCACAGATGAGAACTGATATCACTTGATTCGTTCGCGGGCCGTTTTCGCCCTGTGACAGGCAGTGCAGAGGGATTCCAGATTGGATAAATCATCGGTACCCCCATTTGCTTTTGCCCTTATGTGGTCGACCGTTGCTGCCGGGGTGTATCGTCCATTCCTCAGGCATTCCTGACAGAGATGTTTATCCCTGCTCAGTACGAGAGGACGCAATTTGTCCCACTTGCTACCGTAACCTCGCTGGTGGCGGTTCAGTCCGCGCTGATGTTGCTGCCAGCCTTCATTGCGGTGCGCCTCGCAGTAACCGGAGCGGTCCGTTGTCGTTCCGGGACATCCACGTTTACGGCAGGCGCGAGGAATGGCTGCAGGCATACTGTTAGCTCCAATAAAAAACCACCAGCAAAGCCAGTGATTCACGGCTGAAAGACTCTCTGCGCGTACGATGCGCATAAAAAAGCCCCGCGAATGCGAGGCTGTTTGTCGGGATTTGAACCACATTAGGTGGTTATTAAAGAGGCGTGGTGCCGGGTGCCTCCCGGTGAGAACAGCTCCAGAATCTGTTCCCGCGTACTGAGAGGTTACCTTTCGGCAATCTTCTGGAACGCCCCTCCGCACAGGGGGATTCACCACACTTCAATATTAGAACAGGCACTGAGTGAATGCCTGCTGTAATGCCGTCACTCTGTGAAAATTAACTTTGGCTGCGTTAGCGAGAGGATCTGGTCAAACTCCAGCGCAAGCAGTTTCTTCTCTCGCTTACGGGCATTCATCATCTTGCTGCCGATGCGTGCCTTCACTTCTGATTTGGCTACCTTCAGTGCATGGCGGTGCTGGGCCTGTTCTCCCATTTCATGCCAGCGCGTAAGCTGATCCGCCATCCAGTTAAATGCCTGGATGTATCTGACTTTGATCAGAGTGGCCACAGCCCCAGTGAAGCCCATGACGACCAGCATATAGCCGTCTTTCGTCAGTTTGAACATTGGCTGAGTTTCACCATTTTTATCAATGAAATCAGTAGGCTCAAAATTGAGCCGGGCAAAATCATCCGGGCACTCGCTCATGGTCTGCCTGATTTTTCTCAATACGTTCTTATGGCTTTTGCCAAAGTAATCAGCGATCTTCTGGCTGGTCGTGAACGCCTTGCCCTGAATAGCCATTACCATCTTAGAGAAATCGAACTCCTGAATTAACAATGCTTCTTTCATAGCGTTTACCTACTCTTTGAGATGAACCTTTGCCGCATAGGAGATCAGCCCGTCGAGGCTCGCCAGCACTAACTGACTCCTCAAAGGCTCATTCCAAAGGGTTGGGTTCGACGTGGTTGGATGCGCTGCGGTGCGCGGTGAAATGCGGATACAAAAAAGCCCCGGCAGGTGCCGAGGCTTAGTTAGAGTGTTTTGGCTACAATACGACCAACATGACGAAATGATACTTTTTTGTGATTATTTGGGAACCTTTTTATTTAGGCTCTTTCAGGCACTGCGTGTTGATGTAGTCCTGCAAATACTTCAGGGCTTTCTGATCGCGGATGATTCCGGCGCGGATACTGAGAACGTTTCGTCCAGCAACGTCAGCGAGTTCGACGGTTCCTGCATCGCCCACGCTGCCGGTGGAGGTGGTGTAGTCCTGGGCGGGACATTTGCCCTGGACGCGCACCCTGCCACCATTATCGAGACGCTTACGCAGAGCATCATTTTCAGCATTCGCATCAGCCAGCTCCTTCGTGTATTTCGCATCGAGCGCCGCGACGTCGCGCTGGCGCACCTGCATGTTGGTGATGGTGGCGTTCGCCAGACTGAGCGCCTGCGTTTTCTCGTCACGCTGCTTTTTGTACTCAATGGCGTTGTCACGGTACCGGTTCACCAGAAAGGCCAGCGCGCCAGTCAGCACCAACACCACCAGCGAAAGCCAGTATTTGCGCAGTAACTTTTCGATCATAACAATGCCGCCTGCGCCCGTTTATAACGCTGCCGACGGTCTTCAATGCCGTTCTGACCGCCATTAATAATCTGCGTGACGCGGGCCAGGTCGCCGGAGTAAAGCAGGCATCCATGAGCGGCGTAGAACCATGCCGCTGAACGCGCCGCGTTGCGGTCCTGCTCCAGCAACTCGGGACTGGTGACCAGATCGAGTTTCAGCGCGGTACCACATTTTGTGTAATTTGCCTGGCCGGTGATCTGAATCAGGCCGCGTCCACGATATTTCCAGCCATCACCCGGCGCTTTATTGCCAAGTCGTTTGCTGTAAACCAGATTGGCAATAGCGCGCTGGCGCTCCAGTGGAAGCACCTTTTCATATGAACGGCGGCCGAGTGAATTAGCCTGGTCCTGAGTGAGTCGCCCGGTACGAACGAAATCTGCAAGGCCTGCAATGCTGTAGTTCATGCTCTCCACCAGCCGGGTGAAGCCAACAGATTCATGCCCGGTCTGCGCGATAAACATCGCCTGGTCAGTCGCTGCAGTGATGCCAAATTCCTTCATGGCGGCATCAATGTGCGGACACCAGCGCGCAGCTAATCCGGCGCTTATACCAGCCGCCTGCTGAAATTGTGATTGCTTCATTCAGACCTCAGGACATAGAAGAGCCGCGCCACATTACCCCGTGCCCTGAACACGGCGGCGCAGATAATCAGGTTGATTGTCACGGTTGCCCAGTGGGTATGCAGATACGAATCGAACAGGTACCGGAACGGCACCGCTGCATACGCCAGAATTATCAGGTAGGCAAGCCATGACGCCCAGGGGTTGTGTTTCCCGCCGGGCTTACGGAACATCATCAGGCGCAGAACAATGGCGGCACAGGCCACCACGTTGGTCAGCACCAGCGGATCGTTAGTTACCATTGGTTCCCCCTCTCCAGCGTGCCAGCAGCTTTAGCGGGTCCTGTTCACTGAAAAACGTCAGCGTCCTGATTGCCACGGCAGACAGAATCACCGCGCCGAGTGCATCCAGCGGTTTATCGGCGTAGCCAGTTATGCTCGCCAGCCATGAACCCACCAGACCGGAGCCATAGACACCTGCGAAATACGACACGACGAAATACGCGGAGCGGCGAAATATCGTCAGGTCGGCGGCGGTGGCCACGTAGAACACGGCCCCGGCAAACGCCCCGAACACAACACCGTAATCAGTGCCGGTAAGCAGTCCATAAATACTCGCGCCGGTCAGCGCGCTACCGGCGACTGCGGTACCGGAAAAAGGTTCGGACATTACGCCCCCTCTTGTGTGTGAGTCCTCTCAGGAATGAGGGGAAATAAAAAAGGCCCGTCGAAGTGGGCCTGAATTTTTACAAATTATAAAAAGTAAGGTGGTCTGATGGCTCTGTCCGAAGATATATCCGATAATGTTAAACAAATGGAGACAAAGAGATCCAGATCCGGTCGTTTCTTATAAAAGAGGCATAATGGCTACCTATGGAAATCATGTTAGTTATCGGCCTGCTTCTGGCTTTTACAGCATTATTCGTACTGGCGACTATAAATGCATTTTTTCCCAGACAAAAAAACTACCGAACTGCTGCAGCTCCGGTGATGAAGTTACTGACATCAGAAATGAATCTGGTCTCTGCAGGAGAATATCCATTCAGTTTAATTACAGAGGCTGAAATCTATGAGCTTTACCCCTCTCTGAACGAAAAACAGCAAATACTCTTAACAGAAGCTTATGATCTCTATACCGAGGCTCTGACATCTACTGCAAAAATACGACACCGAGGTGAAGAGCATCCGTCCTTAATGATTGACTTCCCCAAAGGGTTCATAATAACCAATCCGCAGGAGGTCCTGAAAAAGATGGAGCCTTTGCGCCAGGCTCTTGCAGGAGAATGGGAGTTGATCGTTTAATTATGTAGCACTGGCGTGGCGCTGATAACCAGGCGTAAATGGTTTTCTCCAGGTAAATTGGAGCATAAAAAAAGACCTGCTCGGACGAACAGGTCATATCAGGTAGAACATCTCTTGACGGCGCCGGGTGCCTCCCGGTGAAACGCTGACTGGATACATCGTTTCGCATGCTTAATCAATTACAGTTTATCCAGTAATGCCCCTCCGCACAGGGGGATTCACCATCAGATATTTTTATTTTTAGTGACTATCAAGGAATTCACTTTAATCGTAGTGTCCGCTTCGATGATTTCAACCCTTTCAGTTCTGATTTAACCACTCTGTAATCACGCTCACAAAACTAGCTGGAAACCTGAAACTTATTTAATAACATTTTTCACAGGCACCTTCGGGTGCCTTTTCTCCGGGCGCAAAAAAACCCGTTCAGAGACGGGTTAATTTTGTGCAGGCGTTATATCCCACAATTTGAAGCATACAGGACAAGTTCGGACAAAATCAAGCCCTATGTAGCGAAATAGCTAAATATTGTCTTTATCATCACGAAAACCGGTAGCTTCCTGAAACGCCCTGTCGGCCTGTCTTTCACCTTTCTGGCAAATATCCACCAACATCTCGTAAAAAGGCTTCCAGTTTCGGGTCCAAGTCCTGACGTGCAGATCGGGCACTTTTTTAATGATCGTTTTATACGCTACTGTAGACGGTACCGATGAATATCCGTTGCCTCCGCAACGTTCACACGTCTTGTACACCGGCGCGCCATGTTCCTGGGTAGCTTTGCGATCGAGCACTTCGCCCTTCCCCCCGCACCGGCAGCGGGCCTTCAGTTCACCCTTTCCTTCACATGCATCACAAACGGCTGGCACTATTTCAGTTATCTCTGTCCATTTCTCCCAGTCTGATGGGCGAACAGCACGGGAGCGGTTTGCCCAGTATGGTGCCTTGCCCCACGGGTAAGATACCTTGCGTGTGGTCTGGGTCCGGGTGGTGCGTCCGGTACCGTTGCAGGTGATGCAGGTGCAGTTGGTAGCCGCAGAACGTGAATACTCCGCGAACGCATACTGCGCCAGCACCAGCATGCAGGTACCAAATTGATCACCGGCTGCTTTGCGGACGTTTTTCGGCGCGACTTCCATTGCGTGGCGCGCCAGTGCCTGAACCGCCAGTTGTGCGTCTGTTTTACTGATCCCCGCCTTCCCGAAGAATGCCGCCAGGCCGAAACGTGCACGGCTGCTGGTGGTACCGATAGCCGCCATTACGTCAGTACCGGTTATCCGATCTGGTGAGGTGCCTTTCACGCTGTCGCTGATGAGCATTCCCTGAGGGGAGAAGTGTTTCAGTGCGGATTCAAGTTTCATTGCTTACACTCCCCAACCAGATTAAGAATGACCGCGGCACCGTCATCTTCCATGTATTCTGCCTTCCCGTTTTCCAGAAACCATCTGCATACTTCCACGGCTTCAGCGCGCGTTACTGGCGGGATGGTTGACAGCAATTTTTCCAGATAAAACTCGCGGTCATACACAGATTGATGATGTTCGGAATAACCAAATTCATAGCCAAGCTCTTTACCTGCGGTGTTGCGCACCTGGTAGAGCCAGTCCCAGTAAATAAACTCGCGAACAGCATCCGAAAGGGTGCATGGTTCTGGCAGTACGTCACGGTAGCCATCAACAAACGCGCGGCGCTGATCGTCAATTTCTGTCATACGGCTGCCGTTAATGCCGCTGGATTTTTTCTCGGCAGCAGTCCAGCCCCAAAGATGATCGTCGATAAATTTCGGTGAAGACTTAATCACACGCTCAGCTTCAACATCATCGAATGCGGTTTCATAACTGCCGAACTGAGCCCTGACTCCGACAGCCTTTTTGATGTTCTCCCGTGCCGTCTTTATTGCGCTCGCCGGGTTATCCATGCCGATAGTCCCGAATGCAACCTGGAACGGATCGGCACCATTCGCCAGCAGGTAACGTGAATAACGCTTCTCAGCATCTTTCGGGGAGATTTTTATTTTCTCCAGTGCGGATTCGGCAGCGTCAAGATATGCAGGTTCATTAAGGCGAATTACTTCCAGCACCCAGAGATAAGCGTCAGTCTGCTTATGCCCGGTGATTTTACGTTGTTCAGGCAGCGGCTTGATGTTTGCGAGGGTAGTGCCGTGCGTTGCCGTCGGGATAGTGAAAAGTGCTTTGTGTTCAGTGTTATCTGTACGCATTATGCAGCCGCCTTTTTCAAAAATGTCATCTCGCGAACCTGATCGCCGTTGACCAGCAGATCGTTAAAATCCCCATTGTCGCACCAGCGCACACTCACTTTTTCAATGTCATTTTTTGCCAGCAAGTTAGCGTGGGCACATTCGAACGCCGCCGCATGGCCTGTCGCTGAATGGGGGTCCATGTCGGCAAAAATGATGAGATGCCGTACGCCAGCTGGTGCGCGAAACTTTTTCATAAACCCGCTGTTCAGCGTTGCCCAGGTATTGCAGCCGTATAGCTGTACCCCGGATAAAGCCGTTTCAATACCTTCCGCAATACCCAGCGTGGACGCGACGGGAAACATCCTCACCGCAACCGACTGGGCATGATCCAGATAGGTCTCCTCCTGTAACGAGTAAAGGCGTTTCTGCCCGTCGCCCATCGGTGCCTTTTTATCGCCGTCGAGATAGGTCCGGTGCAGGTAACACAGCTCACCCCGGTTATCTGTCGCCAGCGAATACAACGACTGGTATACGTGGCCCTGATAGCGCTCCTTCGGACAAAACCGCACCGCTTCAGCAGGTAGCTTTGTGATCCCCCGGTTCAGGAGATATTGAGCCGCGCTGGTGCCGCGAGGACCTTCCAGCTTTGAAAATTTGCTCACCACCCGCTGGCGCAGGCTGGTGGCCGTGGTGTTGATCGGCGTTGCGCGATGCCGGTAATCATTACCAAGCAGGGCGTCGATTTCCCGGCAGACTTCAGCAAATGATTTCCCCTGGGTCTGAACGACAAGACTGATCCCGTTACCGCTGCCACATTTGCAAATCCACGTACCGTTTCCGTCCTGGTCATCAATGCGGAAACTTCCCCGCGTGGCGCAAAGCGGACACTCACCCTTGAAGTGTCGCCCTCCGGTAACAGGCGGAAGTCCGTAATGTTCAAAAATTTCCGGCCATCGGCCTTTTGCTGCTTCAGTGGTTTTCACGTTCTGTCTCCCGCATGCTTACGAAGTTGTTCAAACTGCTTTTTAGCGCTGATGATCCTGCTGGTAGGGCAGCCCTCAGGAATGGTTGTCAGTTGCTGAGGCTGATACTCAGTTCGGTTTTGAAGGGGCGTCTGTTGTACCTGCCGTTTCTCCTGCCCTTTTGCCCAGGCGATTTGTTTATGCCGGATGTAATTACTGACTTCGGGGGTGATTTCCATCGGGAAATCGCTCAACCCGTCAGGCCACTCCCCGAATTTGTCCCGGAAGGTGTGAAGGCACCACCCGTTACTGACGGGTTTGCCGGTTGAAGCGCGCTGGCGCTGGTAAAACTTAATCTGGCTCCACCAGGCCTGTTTGGTGCTTTTCGTTGCAACGGAAGAGCCTTTAGAAAGCTTTTTGATTTTGCGTGAGGTGTCGGTGTCCACGTCGGAGCCGGCCAGCGGTTTAAAGCCGCACTTCGGGCAAACGTAAACGCCTGCCGGCTTCATGAAGTGACATTCGGGACACTCTTTGGGGATTTTTTCGGCTCGCTCTTCCGCTGCCCGTGCTGCCGCCTCCTTCATGCCATCGCTGGAATCCAGCAGAACGTCGTATTCGATAGCATCGGGAAAGCCCAGGCGGTGAACGGTTCCGCTGTGATCGAAGATCAGACAGGTATCTTTGCCCGGCGCAGTGCGAAGCCCGCGACCGATACACTGTATCCACCGGATTTCTGATTTAGTGGGTCGGGCATAGATGATGCAGCGCACATCGCTGTCGAACCCGGCCACCAGCACACCCACAGACACGAGGATTTTTGTCGCACCAGTTTCGAAGCGGTGGATCATTACCTGGCGCTGGTCATGGGGTGTTTCCGCTGTCATGACTTCAGCGTTCACCCCGGCTTTGTTGAACTGGATGGTGACGAAATTAGCGTGAGCCACGTTTACGCAGAAAGCGATAGTGGGGAGGTCGCGCCCGTTCTCAAGCCAGTTACTCACAATGTCGCCCACCAGATCAGAGCCGCTCATGATTTCTGCCAGCTGGGTTTCGTTGTAGTCCCTGCCAAAATCCGACGCGGACATTTTTACGCCCTTCAAATCTGGCTTTGTGGGCGCATAAAACTCAAACGGACTGAGGTCACCGCGTTTAATGAGTTCACTGATGGTGGTGGGCTTAATCAGGCGCTGATAGTAGTTGCCAAGGAACGATGAAAAAGGGGTACCGGAAAGCCCGATAACCTTAACGTCCGTTTCGCTGGTAAGGCGCTCAATCTCTTTCAGGATGGTGCGCTTGCGAAGATGGGCTTCATCGATAATCAGCAGATTGATATTGTCGGGAAAATCACGGCGTATCAGGGTGTCGGCGCTGGCAATCTGAATTAAGCGCGCCGGATCTGCCTCTCCCTTCTCAGCTTCAGCCCATACCAGGCCAATCTCGTCTGGATTCAGGCCATAGCTTACAAAACGGCTGGCAGTCTGCCGCAGCAACACAGTGTACGGCGCGACAAAAAGCACCCGCATCCCACGGCTGACAAAGCCGTCAGTGATGAAAGCGGCCAGCCCTGTTTTACCACTGCCGGTGGGGGCATATACCATGAAGGAATTCTGCGCCTTCCATTCACGGCGAAGCATATTCAACGCCCGGTCCTGTGCAAAATTTGGTGTGATTGTCAGCATCTGCTGCCTCTAGCTCTGTGCCTGTAAGTGAGCCTGAACTTTTCCAGGAAAAACCCACCAGGCCGCTTTAACCATTTAGCCATCTGAATGGCTGTGCCGTTTGTTAGGAGGATTAGGTGCTTAAAGAGATCTACTTAAGCTATGTACCTGTCTCCTGGAAAAGGACGCTATACCTGCCCCTTCTCCCAACTCCCCCCTTACCCCCCTCTTCCCTCTTCCCCACTTTTTGGTGGTTTAGACGTCCAGACGCCTTTAAGTCTGAACATTTGAAGAGGTGATCATCACTGACCAAATGAGGGGGGCTTTTCTGTGTAACCCTGTAAAGCCCGGTGATACTTTCTTGCGTACTCACGAAGGCGTGTGTTTGCTTCGTGTCTTGCTTTGTTCTCTTTGCGAAAGCTCACTGGCTCGCTGTCTAAAAACTCCTCGTAGACTTCTCCGTAACGAACGATTGCCTTTTGCCTGGCTGATGGGGGTAGCGCTGATAACTGTTCCTGTATCCACTCCGCATCGGCTTTGCTGTATACCTGCGGCATCACCGCGCTGTTAACATGCATGGTTCGAGTGCAACAGTTCAGGCCAAATTTTTTGCCAGTTGTTAGGGCTAAGCGCTTTACGGGTTACTTTTCCACCGCTGTGTATTTCAATCTGAGCGCAAATTTCTGGACCTATCGGTTTACCTGTGCTCATTACCTTCCTCAGGTAATTGAGGGTGGTACCGCAACTCTTTGCGAAAACCCTTTTTTCTTCAGGTGTTAAAGTCGCCATGTATTGCTTCAAAGTTTCCATAGTTAACCTCTGTACAAACATCAGGATTGATATTACCCGCAGGTATCAAGATAATCAATACCCACAGGTTATTTACCACAGGGTAACAAAGGTTAAAATGAGAGCTATGGATAAATACGAAAAACGTCGTTTACGACTCATCCAATTGAGGGATGACTACTGTGATGGGAACGCCTCAAAACTCGCGAGAAAGATTGAGCGAGAGCCTTCCTACGTTATAAGAATGCTATGGCCTGAGGGCAAAGCAGGTAGAAAACGCATAGCCGACGATATGATCGAAGTTATCGAAAAATCGTTCGGTTTACCCCGGGGGTGGATGGATGGTATCAGTCAAGAAAAATCGAATGTCGAACTAGTTCAACAACCAAATCCAGGGAAGAGATATCCAGTGATCAGTTGGGTAAGCGCAGGAGCTTGGGCAGAAGCTATAGAACCGTACACACTCAACGACGTTGAAGAGTGGTGTGAATCGGATGCCCATGTAGAAGGTGAAGGGTTTTGGCTCCGTATAAAAGGGGACTCCATGACATCACCTGTGGGCATGAGCATTCCAGAAGGTATGATGGTTCTCTTTGATACCGGTCGCGAAGCTAAGCATGGAAGTCTCGTACTGGCAAAGCTCATAGATGCCAATGAGGCGACCTTTAAAAAGCTAGTAATCGATGGAGGCGATCATTTTTTAAAGCCGCTCAACCCAGCTTACCCACTAATCCCTATAGACGGGAATTGCAAGATACTCGGTGTGGCCGTAGAGGCCAGAATAAAAATTATTTGATTAAACCCGCTACGGCGGGTTTTTTATTACCTTAAAAATCAAATCGATAAAAAAATTCACCAAAATTATTACCCGTAGGTGTTGACGAATATTATTACCCACGGGTATGCTCATATCACAGGCAAACAACAGGTCTAACGTTATGAGCAATTCAGAACTCCAAAAACCTTTCGATATACATCAGAAATTGAGATCCAATGGTTCACGCTGGGGTTACTTACATGCAGCCGAACCCTGGCATGGTGATTGTAATTTTTATCTTATTACAGATCTTTCGGGAGAAGAATGGGAGTATGCATTATACCAGCGCGTAGAAGGCGATTATTTCTGTTTGGTCGACTTCTTCAAAAATTACAACGAAGCGTGTGAAGAAGCAAAGATTATTATTAATAGCAACCCTAAATATAAAGCAGCAATTAATTATTAAATTCCCCCGATAATAATTACAGCTTAAATGCTGGGGATAAACTCACCTCAAGGAATTTAAAATGATTAAATTTAATAAAAGAAAAAAATTAGCTTTACACAGACTTCCATTTATCGGCGGTAAGTCTAAATCCGGTTTTGGGCTCAGCTTTTGGAACGTGCCATCAAAAGGCGGCTACTCGGGAGGATGCATTACGGGAGCTGCATTGGCATGGATCTGGCTTAAGCATCTAGAAAATGAAGCAAGGGAAGGTGCGGGAAATACCCCATTCACTATTTCACGCATAGTGAGTGAAATAAGTGATCTGAGTGAAAATGATTCGTTAAAAGGGCAGATGATAGGATTCTTTGAAATCATCGAGGTTGTTCTTTTTAAATTAATTTCAGATTCCAGAATTCATTTTACGAAAGACGAAAAAAAACTTATCGAACAAGCTAATGCGGGACTGAAAGATATACCGGAGGGAAAGAATAATGAGTTTCATTAAGGATGTGGCTGCATATGAACAAGTACAGCTCAGCATTGAGGATCAGCTGGCCAGCTCAAAAGGCAGCAGCGACTGGAGTGCGTGGCGTAAAAAGGCTGAAAATGCGCTGCGAGTCGTTAAAGCAAAGCGACGTGTTATCACGGCGCGGCTGGCCATACTCCGCCAGGAAGAGAAAGAGCACACGCTGCAGTTCCACCAGCAGCGCAACGATTACCTCATTCAGGAATTGAAAAACATAGTCACCCCTTCTTCTTTCGAGCGCTGCGTTCGTCAGGCAAACGGAAAAATGGAGGCAGCCGTTGAACAAGGCATTTGAGATGCATATGCGCCAGCGGTATGGAAACCGCTATGACCTGACACGCGACATTGAAGGGTTTTACTGTCGGGAGGTGGTCAGGCGGATGTTTGAGGTCTGGTGTCACTGCCGTGGTCTGAGTGTGATGTGAGGTGAGTATGACCGATGTTGTTCTTTTGGTACCAAATGACTGGGTTTGTGAAAGTATTCTTATCGCGGTCACCGGGCTTAAGCCCGGAACCATCCTCCGGGCCAGAAAAGAGTGCTGGATGGTCGGGCGGGAATATCTTCACGTCTCACCGGACGGAAAACCGAAACCATCCAGTGAGTGCATGTACAACCGGAAAGCGGTCGATGCATGGGTGGCTTCGATGAAAAACAAACAGCCCGGGTGATTTGATGCCATGAAAAAGGTAAGCTCAGATTGCTCTTGGGCGTCTGGAGGAGTCAATGGATAAAGTCACATATCCAACAGGCGTCGAAAACCACGGTGGCACATTGCGCATCTGGTTTAATTTTAAAGGTAAGCGTGTCAGGGAAAATCTCGGTGTCCCTGACACCATTAAGAACAGGAAGATCGCCGGGGAGTTGCGGACATCGGTATGTTTTGCGATTCGAACTGGCACATTTGATTATGCAGCACAGTTCCCGGACTCCCCTAACCTCAGGATTTTCGGGGAAAGTAGAAAAGAAATTACAGTGAAAGAGCTTGAAGTAAAGTGGCTGGATCTGAAAAGGATGGAAATTTGCGCTAACGCATTCAATCGCTATGAGTCCGTAGCGAGGAATGTGGTTCCAAGGATAGGGGGAAGTCGACTGGTTTCGGCGGTGACCAAAGAAGAATTGCTGTATGTCAGGAAAGATTTGCTAACCGGTCATCAGAACCCAGGCAGTAAAAAGCGGCCTGTCAAAGGGCGAAGTGTTGTTACCGTAAATTATTACATGACAACGATCGCCGGCATGTTCCAGTTTGCTGCAGATAACGGCTACATAGAGAAAAATCCCTTCGAAGGAATTAAGCCTCTTAAAAGAGCCAGGGTAGAGCCAGACCCGTTAACTCGTGACGAATTTGTCCGTCTGATTGATGCATGCCGGCATCAGCAGACGAAAAACCTGTGGTCGTTAGCAGTGTACACAGGAATGCGTCACGGGGAACTGGTCTCCCTGGCCTGGGAAGATATCGATTTGAAGGCGGGAACTATCACCATCAGGCGTAATTATACGAAACTTGGCGAGTTCACTCTACCGAAAACCGAGGCAAGTACAGATCGGGTGGTGCATCTTATCCAGCCAGCAATCAGCATCCTGAAAAATCAGGCTGAAATGACGAAGCTGGGGAAACAACATCACATTGAGGTACGACTGCGTGAATTTGGGCGAACTGTGTTCCATGAATGCACTTTCGTCTTCAACCCTCACATTGTCAGACGTAGTGATCAGGTTGGGTTTGTCTATAAGGTCGATTCGGTGGGTGACTCCTGGGATGCAGCGGTGAAGCGCGCCGGAATCAGGCACAGAAAGGCATATCAGTCACGGCATACCTATGCATGCTGGTCACTGTCTGCCGGCGCGAACCCGAGCTTTATCGCGAATCAGATGGGGCATGCCAGTGCGCAGATGGTTTTCAACGTTTACGGTGCGTGGATGGCCGACAGTAACGCAGAGCAGATCGCAATGCTCAATCAGAAGCTGACAGACTTTGTCCCACAGGTGTCCCAAAGGCCACAAGGCAGCATGAGAGCATTATTAAAATCAGTAAGTTAA